AATACAGGTGAAATGAAGAAACTTATGGGTAGAGATTCTAAAGATATAGACCAGAATACTACTATGACAGTTGAAGGTGAAGAACCTGAACCTACTGAGGCTATCTCAGATAGTAAATATAAAAAGAAAAATAAAGTTCAACTAATGCCCTTTATAGAAGGGGGTATACCTAAGGATTAAGATATGGAAATGGAAACAGGAACTGTAGCTAAACGTTACAGTCAACTTGAAAGTGAACGAGATACGTTCCTTGAGAGAGGACGTGAAGCTGCTAAACTAACTATCCCTACTCTTTTACCAGAGGAAGGACATAGTAGTTCATCTATATATCCTACACCTTATCAAGGTATTGGAGCAAGAGGTGTAAATAACTTAGCATCTAAATTATTACTTGCCTTACTACCACCTAATAGTCCCTTCTTTCGTTTAACTATTGATGACTTTGATTTACAAGCAATAGCTGGTGATAACAGAGGACAAGTTGAAGAAGGACTAGCACGTATTGAACGTGCAGCTATGGCAGAGATAGAGTCTAAAGCTATTAGAGTCCCTGCTTTTGAAGCCCTTAAACTTCTTATTGTAACAGGTAACTCATTAGTGTACATGCCTAAAGAAGGTGGTATGAAAGTATATAGACCTGACCGTTATGTATGTAAACGTGACACTATGGGTAACTTACTTGAAGTAATTACAAAAGAAAGTCTTAATGTTTTAAACTTACCTGAGTCAGTAAAACAACTTATGCCTGAGTCAGACTCACCAACCAAGAACTATGACCTATATACTAAGGTATCTCTTGTTAATAAAGGTTGGGAAGTATACCAAGAGGTAGCAGGTATAGAAGTACCTGAGTCAAGAGGTATGTTTAAGAAAGACCAGAACCCTTATATAGCTTTACGATTTATACGTATTGATGGTGAGGATTATGGAAGAGGTTTCATAGAAGAATACATAGGTGACTTACGTAGTTTAGAAGCATTGACCCAATCAATCGTACAAGGTTCAGCTGCTTCAGCTAAAGTATTGTTCTTGGTACGTCCAAATGGTACAACTAAAGCTAGTAGTTTAGCTAAAGCTCCTAATGGTGCTTTCATCTCTGGTGATACTAATGATGTATCTACACTGCAAGTACAGAAATCTAGTGATTTTCGTGTATCTTTAGAAACTATGAGAATGATTAACGATAGATTAAGTGCTGCTTTCTTACTAAATACTAGTGTACAAAGACAAGCAGAACGTGTCACAGCTGAAGAGATACGTTTCATGGCACAAGAATTAGAGACTTCATTAGGTGGTGTATACTCTATATTATCACAAGAGTTTCAATTACCATTGATAAACTTACTACTTGAGTCTTTAACTAAGCAAGGCAAGATGCCACGTATGCCTAAAGAAAGTGTTAAACCTACAATCGTTACAGGTATAGAAGCATTAGGACGTGGACAAGACTTGAACAAATTAGCTACATTCTTGCAATATCTACAACCATTAGGTCAAGAGATTATTGCTAATGAGATGAATGTAAATGATTATATAGACAGACTAGCAGCATCACTAGGGATTGATACTTCTGGTCTAATTAAATCTGAACAGCAGAAGATGCAAGAACAGATGATGTTACAACAACAACAACAAGCAATGTTAGAACAACAAACAGTAGCTGGTATGGCACAAGGTGCTGCACCTAATTTAGCAAAAGCTGCTGTAGAAGAAGGATAATAATATATGGCAGACTCAATTAATACTTATCAAGAAGAAGCTCCTGAATCTCCAGAGCATCAACAAGCTATGCTTGACAGAGAAAGAGGAGCACCAGTGGATGAATCACGTCCAGACTGGCTTCCTGAGAAGTTTAAAAGTCCTGAAGATATGGCTAAAGCTTATGCCTCTTTGGAGAGTAAGCTAGGTCAACCTAAAGAAGAAACTCCAGAAGTAGAAGAAGACGTATCCCCTACGGAAAACCCTTCTGAAGTAGCTGAACTCCTAGATAGCAAAGGTCTAGACTTTTCAGCATTTCAAGAAGAGTACTTTGAAACTGGCACACTATCAGAAGATGCTTATGCTGCTCTAGAAGAAGCAGGATTTTCTCAGACTCTGGTAGATTCGTGGATAGCAGGGCAAGATGCTCTTGCTAATACCACTAGAGAAAGCATGTATGCACTAGCAGGAGGAGAGGAACAGTATGGTCAGATGGTACAATGGGCTTCTGACAACTTACCTGAGAGTGAAGTAGATGCTTTTAATGCAACAATGAACACACAAGATGCTAACTTAATTAAGCTTGCTGTACAAGGCTTATTTGCACGTTATCGTTCTGAGGCAGAGCCTAACCTTATACAAGGTAATAACAGTTCTGAAGCCACAGGTGGGAGATTTGAAAGCACAGCTCAAATGACTGAAGCTATGCGTGACCCTAGATACGCAACTGACCCTGCCTATAGACAGGCAGTAGCTAATAAGTTAGCTAGGTCTAGTCTGTTTTAATATTGTTGTTATGGTTGGGGGATTAAGTTCCCCCTTCCTTTTAAGTGCACGATTAATTTGGTGTATTTAAAAGGAACTGATCATTCCTACACACTAAGCTAGAAGACAAACGATTACCCCTGACCCCTTGCGAGGGACAATCTTGGAGAAAGGATGTAGAAATGCTGAGTGTAATTTTAACTCAACTTAACTACTAAGAGGTAATTAAAAAATGGCACAAGCTGCTTCAAACCCTGCTTACACCGTAAGTTTTCAGGGTCAAAATAACTTAACAGGTGACGTTAGAGACCTGTTCCTCAAGCTATATGCTGGGGAAGTCCTAACTGCATTTGAAGAAAAGAAAGTCCTTATGGACAAAGTAAGAACTCGTACAATTAGTAAGGGTAAATCTGCTTCATTTCCAATGACAGGTAGAGCAACTGCTGAATACCTAACCCCTGGGAATGAGATTACTGGTGGTAACATCAGAGCAGGTGAGAGAATTGTAACTATTGATGACTTGCTTATCTCTAGCCAATTCATTGCTAATATTGACGAAGCTATCAATCACTATGACGTAAGAAGCATCTACTCTAAAGAAGCTGGTATTGCGTTAGCTAACGAAGCTGATAGAAACGTAGCAAGAATGCTTGTTAAAGCTGCATTATCAACTAATGCAACTAGAGCTGCAGGTCTTGTTCAGGACTATAAGTCTTTCACTGAAGAAGATTTTACTGATAACGTAACTATTGGTACTGCTACTGCAGATTCAATAGACCCTGCTAAATTAGCTAAAGCTATCTTTGATGCAAAGAAAGAGTTTGACATTAAAAATGTTGACCACTCTAATGCTGTTGTTGCACTTGCACCAGACCAGTACTATGCATTACTAGACGTTTCAGATGGTTCTAAGTTAACCTATATGAATAAAGACTTTGGTGGTAATGGCAACATTGCAGGAGCTACTGTTCCTATGATTGCTGGTATGCCTGTCATTATGTCTAACCATGCTAAGGTTGCTAACCTATATAAGAACTTTACTACAGGTGATGCTGACGAAGGTAAGACTGCTGATAATGCTCCACTAGCTAACACTGCTGGTTCAGGTAGAACTACTCACTATGACTTACCAACTGCTGCTGTAGATGGTGCAGACATGGTTGCTATTGCATCTAAGATGAGAGGTTTTGTATTCACACCTGAAGCTGTAGCTACTGTTAAGCTACTTGACTTAGGTATGGAGTCAGAGTATCAAATCAATAGACAAGGTACACTTATGGTTGCTAAATATGCAATGGGACACAACGTATTACGTCCTGCTGCTTGTATTGGCTTACTTGAAGTTTAATTATAATAACAGGGAGAGGTTTCTAGAGCCTCTCTCTATCTCTCTTTAGGTGTTGATATGAAAGATTTAAAAATTAAAAAATCAAAGGTTAATGAAGCAGGTAATTATACTAAGCCTACAATGAGAAAAGCTCTGTTTAATAGAATTAAAGCAGGTTCCAAAGGTGGTAATGCTGGGCAATGGTCTGCAAGAAAAGCACAGATGCTTGCTAAACAATACAAAGCTAAGGGTGGAGGTTATACTTCATGAAAGCTCCACAGCTCAGTTTAAAAAAATGGACAAAGCAGAAGTGGAGAACTAAATCTGGAAAGAAGTCTGGTGAGACAGGAGAAAGATATCTACCTACTGCTGCAATAAAAAACCTTAGTGCTGCTGAATATGCTGCAACAACAAAAGCAAAGAGAGAAGGTAAAGCCAAAGGTAAACAGTTTGTTAGACAACCTTTAACAATAGCAAAGAAAACTAAAAAATATAGGACGTAATCATGCCAGAAGTAAACGGAAAGAAATATAAATATACTAAAGAAGGTATAGCTAAAGCTAAAAAAGAAGCTAAAGAAACAGGCAAGAAAATGTCATTTGGTGGTAAGCCACAGAAACAAGTAGCTGCTATAATGGCTAAGTATGGAAAGAAAAAGAAATGAGTATAGAGTACAGAGGGGAAACCTTTAGTGGTTTACGCATACCTAAACGTACTCCAAGTCATAAAACAAAGTCTCATGCTGTATTGATAGGTACTAGAGATAAACCTAAGATGATTAGATTTGGGGAGCAGGGTGCAAAGACCAACCAAAACCCAAAGCAACGTAAAGCCTTTAAAGATAGACATAGAAAGAATATTGCAAAAGGTGAAACATCTGCAGCTTACTGGGCTAACAAGACTAAATGGAAAGCATAGGAGAATGTAATGGCAGGAACAACACAGCTAGATGCAGTCAATACAATGTTATCTGCTATTGGAGAAGCACCAGTAAGTAGTCTATCATCTGGACTAATAGAAGCAGAGATAGCTGAAACAATATTAAACACAATAGATAGAGAAGTACAATCTATGGGTTGGCACTTCAACAAAGAATTAAATAAAAGCTTTGCTCAATCTACAGATGGTGAGATTATACTCCCTAATAATATATTAAGAGCAGATGCTACATTAAAAGCACAGAGTCCTGATTTAGTACAACGTGGTTTAAAGATGTATGATAGAAAGAATCATACCTTTGTAATAGGTACTAATACACAACTAGATGTAGTTGTACAGTTAGACTTTGATGACTTACCTGAAGTAGCTAAGAGATATATCACACTACGTGCTACTAGAGTCTTT